CAGGTTCCAGAGCCCCAAGAACTGTATTGAGCACTTGTGGCTGGAAAAAGACCTTGTGTAAGTCCATTTTCAGTTAAGGATGTTCTGTTAAATGTTGTGCCATCAGGCAGCTCAACACTTGTCCAATCTCTATTAGGTATAGAATTTGAATTGCCATCTTCATCAGTATTTAACCATGTCATGCGAACATAATTATTATTATCTGTTGAACTAAACCCACTTAAATTAATAGTTCCAAATGGAACATCTGCACCTGAAGTAATAGTACCTGTCCTAAATCCAATTTTACCAGCAGGGCTACCAAAACTAACTACAACATCGTGTGTTTGAATATGAGTGTATCCACTAAATTCTGACATTGCATAAGGAGCGCCATCTGCTGGGTCTGTACCTGCTGTTGCTGTATCTGATAATGTTTTAAGAGAATTACTTGTTGTTGATGAATTCTCTGTATTAATAGCAGATATTGAAATATTTCCTTGTCCTGTAGTATTTACTGGCATTATTTAATTATCCCTGCAATTAAATCCTCAAAGGCTTCTACTTTTTCTGTTCTCTTTGGCCAGTAAATGTAATCCTTTTCTGGGTTTGCTTTTAAATTTGATAGTAAAGGTAAAATTGCATTATATAAACTATTTAATTTTTCTTCTGACTCTTCAGCTTTACCAGCTGTTGATTCTAATTTTTGAGTTTGTTTTTGTACTACTTCTAGTTCATCTTCGTCTACAGCAGTAAATCCAAAATCGAACTGGTCTATATCTATGCTCATATTTCTTCCTCGTTATTATATTTATACTTTCTAGGTATAACTTTTGACTTATCTTTATGAATTTGTGTAATAGAATGAGATGGTTGTTCTTTACGGGCTTTTATCTCTGGCTTCTTTTTACCAAAGGCAAGCTCCCATCCATCAGCGTATGCGTCTTCGTTTGAGTTCCTTCTTTTAGAACCCTTTCCTCCATGCCATTGTTTAGACGTATCCATTGTACCACATATATATTACTGCACCAATTAATAAAATCGCTATTACACTACTAATTATTCTCTTACGAAATAAAGTTTTCTGTTTCTTATAGTAAGTTTCTAAATTAAGAACTTCTTTAATTCGATCGAGATTACTCATTAGTTAAATACAACTCCACCTCTTCTGACTAACTCGTTTTTAATTTTTTGTTTATCTTTTGGGCGTGTTTTATCATCATTATATTTATCTATGAGTTCAGCTTTTGCAAATCCTTTTATATAAGGATGAACTGTTGTAGCTTTTTTAGTAGCTCTGTCTATTGTTGTATGCGATTTTCCTAATTTTATTGGCATAATATTCTCCTATTTTATTCTTTTAACGCTTCCCTTTAAGTTAGCAAGATACGCAAACATATCTACTGAAGGAAACTCATTTTTCAAATCAAGTAAAGCTTTTAAATTTTCTTTGTGGTCATCAAAGAGTCTTATTCTACTGTACTCTCCCGTTTTTAAATACTTTCTAAATATAACTTTTTTATTTTCAGCACTTGAGCCGCTCATATTACCAGCTCTTTCGATGTATACATCTTTCATTGGTATACCATGAGATTCGAATGTCTTAACAAAAAGCTTTTTATCGTCCATGTTAGCTCTTGCTGTGACGATAATAACCTTTGAACCTTTAGCAGTCGCATTACGTATAATTGCCTTTGCTTTTTCTACCATTCGACCTATAGGAGTAGCAGTTTGATAAAACAGCTTTGCTGATTTAAACTCTCCATAGTCATACTCTTCATGCTTTCTTAGTTTATAACTATTAAACTCCATAGGAGTCAAAGCTTTTGTTTTTCCAGTATTTGTATTTACTACGATTACACGAGCCTTTGACACAAATAAAGTGTCATCTATATCAAATATAGTCAATCCTTTACCTGCTTTTTCTGCTAAAAACTCGTTAAACTTTTTCATAGATATATTATACCACACTTTTTATTAAATGTAAATATCTATTTATAAGATTTTTACTTGCAGTAAGTCTTTATTGCCTCAATTTTATCATGTGCGTCAGCTATCTTTTCAACTTCTTTTTCAATAGTTTCTACTATATCGATATGTTCACCAATACCTACTGGATTCCGTTGATAGACTAATATATTAGCATGTGCTACTACAATCTCGCCTTCTAGCTTTTTAATTAAAGCTTCTAATAGATAATTCATTTTATCTCCCAAATAATTTTCTTCTTTTATATTCTGCTATTGTTTCCAATAACTTTTTCGTCCATCTATCTCTGTCTTCTATAAAGACTTGTGGTCCTTCATCTCCTGCAATACAAACAACTAATTGTTTTATTGGTACTCCAGTTCTTTCTTCCCACATAATAGCATAAGCTGAACATTGCATAAAGTATGAACTAATCCATTCTTTCTTTTTCAGCTTACGAGATGTTTTCCAATCTATGATTGAATCAACACCTTTCCATTGACCAACTAAATCTACTCTTCCAGCTAAACCTAAATGTTTAGAATAAAGAGGAGCTTCTTGTTGATAAACCTTTGTTACACTTTCGTCTAAGACGGGTTGTATATCTTTAAATGTTTGTACGTTATGAGGCATTTCTCCTTTAAGATATTCAGGGTCATTTGCAACGTATTTTTCTATAATATTATTTACTGTTGTTCCACGACTACTTGCTATACGCGATACTCTATTTGCTTCCTCTTCGCCTACGCGCGCACGCCACGCTTGTATCGCTTCTTCTGAAAGTATTGATAATACTGTCGTAACTGATGCGTACTTATTTCCTTCTGGGTCAGTATAAAATCTACCTTTATCTCCCGTAACTGCTTCAAGGTCATTATAACCTAGGTCAACTGCTTCATGTTTAAACTTCATTTTGTTTTGATATTACTCCTATCTTTTGGTGGCATACCGGATTTAATTCTATCTTGTACTTCTTTCCATCCACTACCTGCTCTTGAAAGTACTGATTGACCACCATCATGGTCTATATGAGGTGCTGTTAAATATACTCGTTTTAATTGAGGATTGTCTTTTAAGAAATCATCATACTCTGATATCTTTAAGATGCGTTCTTCAACTTCACCAGTTTCTTTATTTTCAAAATCATATGTTGGCATTATAGTATCCTCTCAAGTATGAAGACTAATGGAATGAATACATATAGTCCTAATAGTAATCTTTCTGCTCTTTTAAATTGTTTTTCAGTTGGCATTTAATATCTCCTTTATATCGTGAAATTTATACAGCATTGAACCATTTTGGCTGTGGACGTTTTGTCCATGCCATATTAAACTTTGCTTGTTTAGTATGATAGAATGCACGATAAGATTTAACAGCGTCTTCAAACATACATTCAGGATTAGAACCCATTGCAAGTTTGAATGGAGTCAATCCTTTCATTGGAATATTATTTGGTGAATGCACTAGATGTTTTCTTAACTTTGTATCAGTTGAATGTACTTTACCATAACGATAAGTATATTCGTCGCATAGACCTATAAAATGTTTGTAGTGCCAATCATAGTTAGCTTTTGATTCTCTTGTCCATACAGTTGATGGATGATTGAAATGGCATGCTTTGTATACTATATCTTCACGGTCGTCATGAAGTTTCCAATACTGAAGCATTGCACCTGACTTAGATGGTCTACGTTCCATAGTACCATCAAGCATACGATGAACAGTTGATAGCATTTGAGCTGATTCGACAATCATTTTAACAACATGTTTGTCGCATTGCTCTTGTGCTGCTAGCACTGGGTCATTGTTGAGTATAAAAATGTTCATAATATATATTATACCACAATACGTGGTAAATGTAAAGGATTATTTTACTAATAATCCAGGGAAGGCATCATTAACTAATTTCTTAGTAATACCTTTTGATTTCATTTTTTTATCCTTAGCAGCTATAAGCAATTCAGCTTCTTCTGGATTAAGTGATTCTAGCAAGTTTAAAAACAATCCTTCTCTCTTAAGAGGTTTCATGCCGTTTGCTACTGGTCCTTTAAAGAAATACTTAAATTGTGTATATGCTTTATTTAATATTGTATACTCATAACCTTTAGGTGCGTCATCTTGTTTATAAGACGGAGCTCCTAATGGTAATACTGATACTATACTATCGTCATAGTTAATTCTAAGTATGTCTGTAAGACCTGGTGATTTATTTAGTCGTAAGAACTTTATACGTTCTTCACGCTGTACGATTTTGCCTGCTTCTGCTAGGACTTCTGATATTAATTTTCTAGCCATTGTAAAATTCCTCCACGACCTCAATCAAATGATTGCATCTTTTTTTAATTAAATAGTTTAACACTCTCATGTTAGGCGTTTTTGTTTGCCCGTTAAAAGTATTTATAATACTTTCTTGTATGTCTTCTGGTATATCAGTTAAATCAATAAGCTTTTTATTACGTTGATAGTTACGATATATCTCATCATCCATGTGTTCTCTTAGATTATCAGCATTTTCTAACCAATTATCTATCTTTGTTTGTCTTAAAGGAGTTTGGCTTTTTTCTGATATAAATGTATCATCAGCTGAAAGAACGTTTGGTATACCATCTCCACTATCTCCTCTCATTACATGATTAAACAAATAAGTTCTTGGATTTTTATCAGTGACGAATTTCTTTTGTATAGGACTAAATTGTTTTACATTATTAAACTTTTGTAGTTGTATAAAGTCTTTGTCTGATGATATAATCATTACTGGTTCTGCTTGGCCAAACTCTTGTGTTTGCATTGTGAGTGTACCAATAACATCATCAGCTTCTACGCCTTCTAAGTGTACAACTTTGTATGGCATATATTCATTTATTTCATCTCTTACTGTATGTAGAATCCTAAAGATTTCTGACCAATCTTGTCCTGAACTATCTCTGTTCTTTTTACGAGATGCTTTATATTCTGGAAAGAATTCTTTTCTCCATGTATTCATACCATCAGCACATATAACAAGTTGTCCATATTCTTCTCTATATCTTTTGTTATACATTCGAATACTGTTAAGTATCATATGCCTTATCATGCTTTCATCATTTAGTTTTTGCACTATTATATTAGATAGCGCGATTTGTGAATAATCAATTAGTATCATCTGGGTCCTCTTCCGGTGGGTCTAAATCAAAATCAGGAGTAAAGAGAATTTCTTGGTCACTATCTTCTGGAGTGAATACAAATTCAGCTAAATCATGATTTGCTTCTTCATTAATAAGAATCATTTCTTTCACTTTAATATAAGCATTATCAAGTGTTTGATGTAGACCATGAGGTATACCATAATAACGATTAAACATTGCATTTAACATATTTATTACAACAAACATATCTCTAGATTCTTGAACCGTCTCATCTCTGAAATCCATATTCATTAACCCTTCAGTTACTTGACCAGTATTAATAAACTCTTCCATTACTTCCATAAGTATATGAGATGATTCTACACATTCATTACTTAATTCGTCTAGGATTTCTGATTCTTCTTTTTGCGTTAATT